GTCTCGAGCCCGCTCACGTCCTGCAGCATCTCGTCGGCGACCGCCACCCAGTGGGCGATCTTCACCAGCGCCTGCTGCACGTACTCGAATGCCTTCGGCGACTCCGGCTTGGCCGCGCCCGCCGCGACCACCGCGGCGTTGTTGGTCCACGCCTGCTCGCGCAGGTAGTACACGACGCCCCCGTCGGTCGTGCCCGTCGCCAGCAGCGAGAGCATCATCGGCAGCTGCGGCGGGAGCGGCATGATCGACGTGCCGGCGAGCACGCCCGTGCCACTGAGCGCGTAGGTCGGCGGCAGCGTCGGCGCCTTGAGCTCGACCACCGGGGTCATCCAGTTGCCGCCGCGCGGGCCGCCCGAGGCCTTGAAATCGATGTAGCCGGCCGACTCCACGAACTGCCGGCCCAGGCTCTTGGCGACGACGCCGTCGGCGGCGACGAGCGCCCCGTCCCCGGGCAGCGCCACGCGCCCGTTGCCCGCTGGCGCCAGCGGCGCGGCCGGAGACGGGGTGTAGCGGCGCAGGAGCTCGGCGGTCTTCTCGCGCGCCTGCTGGCGCACCGTGAGCGACTTCAGCTCCGCGTCCCACGCATCGAGCTGCGTCTGCTCCTCGGCGGTGACCTCGCGGTCCTCCTGTTGCACTTTCAGCAGCAGCGCGGACCACTGCTCCGTGATGGCGCGCTTCTCGTCGGCGATCGTGACCGGCGTGGACATCGGCGTCACTCCTTCCCAGCGGGCGTCAAGGTGGCGGTCCAGAGGGCGAGACGCTGGCGGGCGAGGGCCACGCGCGGCGCCGCGGCTTTCGGGGCGTCGTCGAGCGGCGCCGGGTCGGCCGGCGCGTCAGTGTCGGGCTCGTGCGTGCTGACGAACTCGAGCAGCTCCTGCGCGATGGCCCGCAGGCGCCCGCGCGTGTCGGCCGAGAGCGTGCGCCCGGCCTTGCGGCCGACCCAGGACTTGATCGCCAGGAGCTCCGTCTCCGGGTTCATGCCGATCAGGCACGGGCCGACCTCGAGCAGGTGGACGGCGGTGATATCGCGGACGAGTTTTCCGTCCTCGCGCACCAGCGTGGCGGCCTTCGTCTCGAACGCGAAGCTGAACTCCGCTTCGTTGTCGCGCAGGAGATCGTAGGTGTCCGCGGCCTTCGGCTTCGCCAGGTCGAGCTGCGCGTGGACCACGAGGCCGCGCTCGTCCTCGGTGAGCGCCAGCACCTTGCCGAGGCGGTAGGCCGGGTCGTCGTGCCGGTGGCCCCACATGAGCGGCGGCATCCGCTTCTTGCGCTTCCACGTCAGCAGCGAGTCGGCGAACGCGCCCGGCCGCAGCCGGTCCTGCGCGCGGTCGATCACGTCGAAGACCGCCATCCGGGCGACGAACTCGCCCTCGTGGCCCAGCAGCTCGAGCGCGGCGTCGACGCTCTTGTGCTCGCGGGCGGTCGCCTCAAGCCGCATCGGCCTCCTCCTCCTCGGGCGCGCCCGCCTTCGCCTGCTGGCCCTCGGCCAGGTCGAGCCGGGTCACCGGCTGATCGAACGCGGGATCGTCGATGCGCGGCAGGTGCTGGCGCGTGCGCGCCTCGTTGCGGCTCATCCACGGCGCGCCCACCGCCGTGTTCAGCGCGGTGGCCTGCTCCTCGAACGAGCCCTGCAGCTTCGCGTTGATGTTGAACTCGAGGTAGAGGTCGGCGCTGTCGCCGAAGTCCGGCACCAGCTGCAGCTCAAGCTCGGTGGTGATCATCTCGAGCCAGGGCGAGAGGACGTCCTGATACAGCACCTTGTGCTGCTCGCGGATGCTGCCGTACCCCTGCGCCTCGGTGATCCCGATCATCGCGGGCGGCACGTGGTACACCGCCGCGACCTCCTCGCGGGTGAGCTTGCGGGACTCGATCAGCTGCGAGTCGCGCGCCGTCGCGGTCACGGGGTTGAACTCCATCCCGTCCTCGAGCACGGCCGTGCGCCCCGCGTGCTGCGCGGAGTGGAACTGCTGCCACTCGTCGCGGAACTGCGTGCGCTGTGGCTCGGACCACCGCGGCGCGTCCTTCGGCCGCCCGATCCAGCCCGACAGCTTCGCGCCGTTCTGCCAGAACCACGCGCGATAGTCGATCGCCGCCTGCTCCTCGCCCAGGAGCCGCCGCAGCGTCTCCAGCGGTGAGAGCCCCACCAGCGGCGATTCCGGCGAGTAGAGCCGGAAGTGGATCACGTCCTTCGGCGCGAGCTCGCGGCGCCCCCCGTTGGGCCAGGTCCAGTGGTACGCCTCCGGCAGCCCCGGCGTGTCCGGCCCCGCGATCACCTCGAGCGCGGTCGGCGGGATGCGCAGGAGCTCGTCAACGCTGTCCTCCCGCGGGCCGAGCTTGACCCAGTAGGCATTCCCGTAGATGCCGACGTCCTGCACGAGGTCGCGGATCAGCCGGTAGCGCGTCGTCCGCCCGTTGGGCGTGCGGAGGAGCTTCGAGAGCGGATGCGTAGGCTGCAGGCGCACGCGGTCCGTCTGGTCGAGCCACCGGTAGGCGTGCAGGCCCAGCTGCGCGATGTTCTCGGCCAGGAAGTCCAGCACCGTCCGGACGGCGGGCTGCGTGCGGTAGAGGCTGGCATAGGCGCCCGCATAGGGGCCGCCGCAGAAGGCCGCATCCGGCGTGCCCCACACCGCGGCCGGGACGGTGACGCTATCGACGCGGACGCCGAAGAACCACGAGGACAGCGAGCGGCCCAGCGCGCCCCAGGACGTGGCCATTGCCCCGGGCTATCGCCCGGGAGCGCCCGCCCCGTCAAACACTTCCCTACAGATGTGACCTAATGCGACCTAATGCGACCTAATGCGACCTGAGCCCCACGGGCGGTGTGCGGGCCGCCAGCGCCCCCACGGGCTCGTGGGGGCGGGCCGGGGCCCCCGTGCCCGCCCTCGGGCCTCCCGGCGCGTCCTAGGGCCCTTTCCGGCCCGCAGGATGGTCGCGGACGCGGACCCGGGTGCGCGGGCCCAGCCGCCGCGTCTCGAGCAGCCCCTTTTCCACCCAGCGCCACACCGTCTGGCGGGTCACGCCCTCGCGGTCGGCCAACTCCCGCGGGGTGACCCAGACGCGCTCAGGCGATGACGAGGCCATGGTCGGCATAGGCTGAGGTCTCCCCCCCGTCGTCGCGGGGTTGCCGGATCACCCGCTCGAGGGCCATGGCGAGCGCCACGATCCCGTCGATCTTCTCCGTCGCCCGTTCCTTGTCGGGCCGCAGCTCGCCCTGCTGCCCTTGGCGCACGACCATGTTGCCGGCCATCCAGTCGAGCACCGGATCGCCGCCATGACAGAGGCGCCCGGACTGGAGCAGCTCGAGGAGCTTACGCAGGGCTTCGTTCAGCTGATAGCCCTGCGCCTGGTCGATCATTGCCACGCCGTGCCCTTGCAGATGCTGCGCGAGTTGCGACGCGAAGCGCCGGTCATAGGCGACCTCGCGCACGGCGTACTGCTGGCAGAGCTCCGCGACCTCGGCCTCGACCAGGTCGAGGTCCGTCACGTTGCCCTGCGTCACGACAACCGCCCCGGCCCGTTGCCACGCCGCATACGGTCGGAGCGTCCGCACCTGCAGGGTCGTCTCTGGAATCCAGAACCGCGCCCGCACCGCCACCCGGCCATCCGGCAGCAGGAACACGATCACGAACGCGCTCAGGTCGTCGGACATCCCGAGATCGAGGCCCCCAAACGCCGCGTGCCCGACCAACTCGGCCTCGTCGATGCGCGTGCCGCAGGCCCGCCAGGCCTCGAGCGGCAAGAAGCGCGAGGCCTGCTCGGTCCACTGATTCAGGAACAGGCGGCGAAAGGTGTTCTCGTAGGCGGGGCTTTGCTGGGCGCGCTGGCATTCGGCCGCATAGAACGCTTCGGCCACGGTCTCGCCGAGGCTCGGATTCGCGGCGTGCCAGGTCGCGGGCGCCGTCCAGTCCGCCTCGGCGGGGGCGCCGTAGAGCACGGGCAGATAGGCGTCGTCCTGCACCGTGCCGGCGCGGACGGCCTCGGCGTACTGATGCTCGCTCCAGCAGAGGGACGCCCGATCGTAGCCCGCCGTCGTGATCGCGATCGCCAGGGGTTGCCGGCGCGCCCCCTGCGCCGTGATCAGCGCCTCCCACAGCTCCGCGTCCGGCTGCGCCCAGAGCTCGTCGAACAGGATGGCGTGGGGATTCAGGCCGTGCTCGCGCGGCGCCTCGCGGGAGACGACCTTGTACACGCTCTCCGTCCGCTCGACGACGAGCTGATCGCGATAGACCCCGACGATCTGCGAGAGGTCCGGCGAGGCGCGCACCATCGCCTTCGCGATCTCCAGCATGATCCGCGCTTGCCCGCGCCCCGTCGCCGCGCCGATGATCTCCGCGCCCGGCTCGCGGTCGCTCGTGAGCAGGTACAGCGCCAGGCCACTGCAGAGACTCGTCTTGCCGGCCTTGCGCGGGATCTCGAGGTACGCCCGCCGATACTGGCGCAGGCCATCGGCGCGCGACGTGTCGAACAGATCGTGGATGAACCGCTCCTGCCACGCCAGCGGGTGGAACGGCTGTCCCGCCCACGCGCCCTTGACGTGCACGAGGTGCGCGCGAAAGAACGCGCACACGCGCGAGCGACACACCGCGCGGGGGACCCGCTTACGACGTGACCGCGACGTCGAAGTGGCGGCGGGCATGGGCACTCAGGCTCGGGCGCCGCGGCAGCCGGTCCGTCTTGGTCGGCCCTCCGATCTTTCCGCTCCGCGTCGCCTGCCGCAGGGCGAGCACGAAATACCCCACGCTGCGGCGGGCCCGCTCTTCCATGGCCACGGCCGGATTGGGCACGAGCCCATACAGGCCCGGCACCAGCAGGCCCTTGGCGTCGATCTCGGCCGCCGCCTGCAACTCCCGGCGATGGGCCGCCACGGCGCCCGCGATCAGCGGCTGCACCACCGTCTCGGTGCCGAAGGCCTCCTCGAGGTCGCGCTGGAGCCGCTGGCACGCCTCGACGTGTTCCCCGACCGGCTCGGCCTCGCCAATCAACGGGCGCCCCTGTCGTCGCGCGCCCTGCACGCCTTTTTGACCCATCGCTAAGTCAGGCCCACGGCCAAAGTCAGACCTCCGACCGGCTCCGAGCCGGAATATTTTGCGTGCTGGCGGGTCATGCGACGCCGCGCGTCACGCGAAAACGGCCCCCAGGGGGCAGTAAGAACCGTGCCAGATTCCCAAAGTTTCAGTGAAACTCGCGCAAGTGAGAGTGCCCGATTCGCACTTACAGGACAGCCGGGCACGTCAGGCCGCGGCGCGCTCACGACTCGCTCACCTGCGCCAGCATGATCAGCCCGACGAGCGCGAGGCCCAGCAGCAGCAGCACCCACGGCAGCAGCGCCCAGAGCCATCTCATGCGCCCTGCGCCCGTCGGCCCTCGCGCCCCGTCTTGCGCGCGTGGCAGGCGCGACACAGACCCTGCAGGTTCTCGAGCGCATCGGCCCCGCCGCGCGTGCGCGGCACGATGTGATCGACCTCGGTGGCATAGCTCACGAGCCCCGCCGCCGCGCACGCGACGCAGTACCAGTCGACGCGCAGCACCTGCTGTCGGAGCGCTTCCCAGCGCGAGGAGTGGCGGCGCACGTGCGGGCGGTCCCACCGCGACGGGCGCGGGTGACGCGGGCAGGGGCGCGCCGCCGTCACGAGCGAGGGACAGCCGGGGATGCGACAGGCGCGCGGGGC